TATTATAAAAAAATGGCTGGTGGTTTAATGCAATTAGTCGCCTATGGCGCTCAAGATGTATATTTAACAGGTAATCCCCAAATTACTTTCTGGAAGGTCACATACAGACGTCACACTAATTTTGCGATGGAGTCCATTGAACAAACATTTAACGGACAAGCGGATTTTGGTCGCCGTGTTACTTGCACTATTTCAAGAAACGGTGATTTGGCTTATCGCACATATTTACAATTAACTCTTCCCGAAATTGGTCAATCATTATCTGAACCCAAAGACAATGTATATGCTAGATGGTTAGATTTCCCAGGCGAGCAGCTAATTTCACAAGTTGAAGTTGAAATCGGTGGTCAGCGCATTGACCGTCAATATGGTGACTGGATGCACATTTGGAATCAGCTCACTTTGTCCAAGGAACAAGAGCGTGGTTATTACAAGATGATTGGCAATACCACACAATTAACATATGTATGCGACCCTACATTTGCGGCGGTTGATGGCCCTTGCTCGGCTGATGGTGTGCGCCAAGTTTGCGCTCCACGCAAAGCGCTACCAGAAACCACTTTATACATTCCTCTACAATTCTGGTATTGCCGCAATCCCGGCTTAGCTCTACCTTTAATTGCGCTACAATATCACGAAGTTAAAATCAATTTAGACATTCGCAACATTGAAGAGTGCTTGTGGGCTGTATCTAGTTTAGATGGACAAGGCACAAAAATTACTAATGCATACAAACAATCATTAGCCGCTGCTTCGCTATTTGTTGATTACATTTTCTTAGATACCGATGAACGCAGACGTATGGCGCAAAATCCACACGAATATTTAATTGAACAGTTACAGTTCACTGGCGATGAGTCGGTTGGTTCATCGTCCAATAAAATTAAATTAAATTTGAATCATCCATGCAAAGAATTAATCTGGGTCGTTCAGCCAGATGCCAACGTCGACTATTGTGCGTCATTAGTTGCTGGTTCTGCGCTAAATACATTATTGGGAGCTCAACCATTCAATTACACCGATGCTTTAGATGCCTTGCCAAATGCGGTTCATGCGTTTGGTTCAAAGACAACAATTAGTGGAACTAACGAATTTATTAATACTTCAGGTGCTTTTGAAGACATGTGGGCAAATCAGATTAAACCAGCATCTATTAGTGGAACACCTGTAAGTGTTACAAATGCTGCAGGTGTAAGAATAGATCTTGGGGTAACCAATACTGGTGGTCTAATTGCTGGAGCTCTACCAGGTACACAGGCGCGTGGACCACTAGGAGAAAATAATATTGAAGACTCGGGTGTATCTGATGCCGGAACCTTTGTTTTAGCTGAAACTGCGTTAGACATGCATTGCTGGGGTGAAAATCCAGTTGTAGTTGCCAAATTACAGCTTAACGGTCAGGATCGCTTTTCGGAGCGTGAAGGCACCTATTTTGACCTCGTTCAGCCATTCCAGCACCACACCCGTGCACCAGACACCGGCATTAATGTGTATTCGTTTGCTCTAAGACCTGAAGAGCATCAGCCATCTGGCACCTGCAATTTCTCGCGCATTGATAATGCTACTCTCCAATTAGTATTGTCGAACGCTACAGTTCAGGGTGTAAATACTGCCAAAGTTCGCGTATATGCGGTTAACTACAACGTTCTTCGTATTATGTCGGGTATGGGTGGCTTAGCATATTCCAATTAAATTAAAGTCAAATAAATCAAATAAGTCAAATAAGACAAATAAGACAAATAAGTCAAATAAGACAAATTTTATAATAATAATATTATTTAAATAATAATATTATTTTACTATATTAGTATTAGTTCTAATGCAAATAATTAGTGTTAAAAATAGTTTTTATTTTACATATGTATTTTTAATTACTACAGGAGTAATTACATTTATTGAGGCATTACGAAACCCTATTCCACAAATTCGCCATATTATGAATTTAGAAACTTGTATATCAATTATTGCTGGTTATTTTTATGGAGTATTTATAGAACTATTAGATAAATCAGAAGAAAAAAGTGTATTAACACAAGAAACACAAATTACACAAAAAACACAGCTAACACAAAAAACGCAAATAACAAATGAAATAAAAAAAACAGCAGAAAAAGACACTGCTCCATTAACTAGTCCAGACTCTGAACATAAACTACTAATAGAGAAAATAAATGATATGCGCTATTCTGATTGGGTAATTAGCACACCATTAATGTTATTAGTATTATCTCTCGTTTTGGGTTATGAAAATAAAGTAGACGTCCATTTTTTTTCATTTGCATTGGTCCTATTTTTCAACTTTTTAATGTTGGGTTTTGGATATGTTGGAGAAATCAACTTATTAAATAGAACATTAGCAAATTTTATAGGTTTTATATTCTTCTTTTTAACCTATGGAACTATTTGGAAACTATTTCTGACTGGTTCTAAAGTAACAAAGCAATCTAAAATGATATTTTGGCTATATTTAGGATTATGGTCTTTATATGGTGTCTTTTATCAGACAAATGAAACAACAAAAATGATTGGTTATAATATGCTTGATTTATTAGCAAAAGCATTTATTGGACTATTCTTTTGGTTATATTTATCAAAAATAGTAAAGTTTTAATAAAATGGATTTTTGGCTTCTATTAGCCATTGACTAGACTTAGTATCTAAAATTCTTGTATTATTAAAATGTTTTTTTAATAATTCAAGAATATTTACACTTTTTGGGCCTGACGGGTCATACTTATATACTTTATCAACAATACCTATATACACTAATCCACCAGGATTTAAGAGTGCTTTAATTTTAACCATTACATTATTATATTGTAAATAAGGCATATTCCATAAAAAGCATGTAATTACACCAAATTGTTTAGAATTATCCATTGTTAATAAATCTTGCTTTAAAAGTGTGATTTTTTTATTTGCCCACATCTCGTGAAATCGTGAAGAATCTATATCAATACCTAATACACTTGATGCACCAACTTTTACTAAATTTTCACAATTTGCTCCATTTCTTGTTCCAATATCTAAGCAACTTTTATTAATAAAATTACAACTGTTTTTCAATAATTGATTGTAAACATCATTAGCATAATAATCATTAATCATTTGTTTTTTATAATTTTATTATTTATTATAAAATAAGTAAAAAAATTTATATTATCAATTTTTTAAGCAACTTGATTTATGCTTTATGTTTTATGCTTTATGCTTTACCACAATTTATTATAATAAATTGTACTAATTACTTCTATTAATTCATTTGCAAGTTTGGCCTCATCAATATCAAAGAAGCAGTGTATTTTATCAAGGATTAGCGATGCTTTATCGTCCGGACATAGTTCCTTATCTCCTGGTTCGCGCAATAATGTATTATATACATAAGTTATTACAGGAATGTCTTCACACGTCATGCTAACTTGTTTTATATGTTCAATATAATCTTGAACAAATGGCAAATCAATAGTAAATGTTAGATCACTAAATGTTTGAGGTTCTAATGCCTTCCTATATTTCAAGTATTCAATTATTAAAATTTCATTAGCATAAGCATCACAAATAGTTCGCGCACATATGTTTTTAAATTTATTTTCTATATATGCTCCTGTTAATAGTTCAATATTAAGATGCGGTTCATAATTAGTTTTTTCAATAAGCATTTGCTGCTTTAGCATTTTATAGTATATATTGATTAGTAATAATAATAAATTAGTAATCAATTTTATTTAATGTAAATCATGTTTTTCAATAACAATAGTAAACAATATAAACAATAGCATACAAAACATATATAAAAAAAAATTGATTTAAATATAATTTAATAAATTATATTAAAACACTACTATTATGGCGTCATTCATTCAAGAAGTTGTTGCTATTATTGACCGGTCGGGTTCTATGTCTGGCAAAGAAGCAGATACTGTTGGTGGTATTAATTCAACATTAGACATTATTAGACAAGATTTAAAGCCGGGTGAGCGTGTAAATGTATCAATTAAGTTATTTGACCACGAAGAGCGTATGCTAATTAGGTCATTAAATATTGAAGATGTGCGGCCTCTTGAACTAAGACAATTTGTTCCTCGTGGTCAAACCGCTTTATACGACGCGATTGGTTCAAGTCTTACTTATTTTATGGAAAAGAAACTACATGAACCAAACAGTTATACTAAGTGTTTGATTTATGTAGCTACTGATGGTTGTGAAAATTGCAGTAAAAAATTTAACGCACAAACGTTAAAAAAGCTAATTACTAGTGCACAAGAATCATATAACATTGAGCTAATGTATTTAGGAGCAAATCAAGACGCAATTTTAGAAGCATCTAAAATCGGAATTGAAGAAGGTCATGCTATTAATTATAGTGAAACAAAGGATGAATGTCGAGCAGTATATAGGTCTCTTGGTAATGTTGTAAATAGGCAAAGGAGTTGTGCGCCAACCGCGTTTACACAAGTAGAGCGTAGCCAATCATACCAACCAACTACACCACCACCAACTAGTCGTTCTAATGAACCACCACGGTTAAGGCGTCAAACAAGCGTAAGACCGGCATTCTTTTAAATACAAAAACTATATACAAAAATATAAAATTATAAAATTATAAAATTATAAAAACAAAAATTCAAAAAACTCATATTTTTTTTATAAAATAGCACCTAACTATTTTATAAAATAACTATACATTGGGTGGGGTTCGAACCCACGAGGCCGAAGCCATGCGAACTTGAGTCGCACCCCTTAGACCACTCGGGCACCAATGCTTAAAAATTAATAGACAAATGTCTATTACTATTATTAATGCTAATGTCTTTATATTGTTTCGCTATATTATATAATTTGTGTTTGTATATAGCTATTAATATTATAGGCAAGCGGAGCATATAATATAGAACTTATGTTTGCTAAATATAACTTAATTTGTTTTTCTTTTTCTATTGAAACATAAACATAGGCAATATCAAATGTGCCGTATGTTGCCCAATAACACCATGCTAAATTAGTTAAACATGCCATACAGGAATGATATAATGTAACGCTATTAGGTATATAAATGTTTACATATAAAAATGGTAAATTATGTAAAATCATATTTCCAATATGAAAAATAGGGAGCGAAAGTCTTTTTCTAATAGCCATTCTCTTAAAAGTTGTATTATCTAGTAAATAAGCTCCATTAAATGTGAAAAAAATCAAATAATTCCAACAATAACTTATACTATATAAATAATTATAATCCATATAATTGTTATATGGTTTAAAATAACATAAAATAAATAAGGCTAAGTTTATATTTGTAAAAGGAATAATTTTCTCTCTAATAATAAACTCCATTTTACTAATCTTAATTAATAATTTTGAGTAATAACTATTTAAATGCTATTGTTTCATAATTATTTGCTAATATGTTTTCTTTAAATTTCTTTTTCTATATTATATAAAATAATATATAAAATAATATATAAAATATATAATGATAACAAGACAAGCACCATCAGAAAGTGCAAACAACTTTACATTAGGAACAAAGAAACGCGGTAATGATGGCAATATGTGGATAATAATACAAACAAAAAATAGTAAGCGGTGGTCTAAAGTAAATGAAAATAAATTACAAAAAACAAAAAAAAATCAAAAAAACAATCAGACAAAAAAAGCAAAAAAAAACACCATTTCAGTAGATAAATTAAGACAACTACTTAAAAAATATAATGTAACAACAAGAGGTTCAAAAGAAGCAATGGCTCAAGGTTTATTTAGATTGAGCAGTTCAACAATCGAAAGTAATGATTTAGAATTAATTTATAATTTATTAGATAAAGGTCAACAAAAAAAAGCAACAAAACTCATACAACATAGAATCAGTAAACCAATTACTAATTATAAGGGAATGTATGAACCACTAACCAAACCAATAAGTTCAATGACGCGCACAGAGTTAATAAAGAATTTACAGAAATTTAGAATTAGTTGGGAAAAAATTACTAAAAGAGACCAAGATTTATCAGATGAACGTTTAAATAGCGAACCAACTCACCAATTACGAAACTTAATTAAATTTTATTATAGTGACGGCGCAAAATTGTTAGCAGAAGATTGGTTACGTAAATAAGTTTAATATTTTATTAATACTATAAAAAAAATTGAAAACTATTGAAAAATATTATTAAACAAATAAATATAAAAACTTATAATCATTTGCAATGGCACCACTTATACTCTCTATTGATGGAAATATTGGTTCTGGAAAATCAAGCATTATGCGTTATTTGGAAAAAAATCTGGCTAATTATTGCGCTTCAAAAGGCAATACTTGTAAAATCTGCTTTTTACAAGAACCAGTTTCAAGTTGGGAATCAATTGGAGATGCCAACGGAAAAAGTATTATTACGCACTTTTATGAAAATAATGAGCGCTACAGTTTTGCGTTTCAAATAATGGCATATACAAGTCGTATGTCATTATTGAAGGAAGCGCTAAAAGGAGATTATGACATTATTATTAGTGAGCGCTCCGTTTATACAGACAAATTGGTATTTGCAAAAATTCTATATGATGCTAAAAAAATGAGTCTTATTGAATATATAATTTATTTAAATTTGTTTAAAGAGTTTCAAACTATTTTTCAAGATTTAAAAATAGTTTATATTAGAACGTGTCCTGAGATTTGTGATTTGCGTGTGCAACAGCGGGGTCGCTTGGGAGAAACTATACCGCTCCAATATTTAAAAGATTGTCATCATTATCACGATATATGGTTAAATAACCCAACTGCTATTGAAGAAGGGTTAGTGCTAGTGATTAATGGAAACGAAGAAACAAATACAAGCCAGTTTATAGACAATAATTTTTATGACGAAGTAACAAGAAAAGTGTATGATTTTATTACACTATAAATTAATATAAACTGTTATATTCAATATTTTTTTCTCCTTATTTACAAGTTTAGTAAAT